GAATCAAGTTTGGTCTAGAAGATGCTTTCAAGGAATTAAGAGAACGTAACGCTCATACTAGACAGTCTAGAGGTGGGAATGTCGTTGATGATCTCTATGAGTGGAACAGCTCTGTACCTGTACACCAAGGTTTTCAAGGAATAGAAACTGTTCCTCCAGGCCCTAAGAAACTGAAGGATACATTTGATAGAGTAGAAGATAGACCTAGTAGTGGTGCAACAGATGATCAACGTACATTTGCAGCAGGTAATGATAGACTAAGTGCTCCTACATTAGAAGAAGCTGCGGAAGAGTTAGGACTTACTATTGAAGAAGCTATGGATGCCTTGAAAGGTAAGATGGAAGTAAAACTTCCTAAAGGATCAGACTTTGTTGATCCACCTAAAGCTCCTACTGTATCAAATGAACAGAGAAAAGCCCGTAACAAAGCGGGTAAGAAGGCTGGACTATTAAATGAAGGTAAGTCAGTTAATCCAAATGCAAAGAGAGTTAATGCTGATAAGGTTATGCCATTAGAACCTTCAACAGGCAAGTCAGTACAAGGCGAAAATCCTCTAAAGCCTTCAACAGGTAAGTCAGTTGAGCAACAAGTTGATGAAGCCTCTCCATCACATCGATCATTAGGAAATAAATCTGTTCCTAAACAACAAGTAAGGCCTGATGCAGTTACTAAGAAGGGTAAACCTCCTGAAGAAGTAACAATTAATAAGAAGTCTACCGGACAGAAGTCTACTAAGTCACCAACAGAGCCAGTAGAGAGTCAAGATGCTAAGAAACAACTACTAGAGGGAGATACCCTCTCTGCTATAATAGAGGCATTAGGAGGTTTACGTAAACCATTTCCTAAAGAGCTTCGAGCAGGAAGTTCTAATTTGACAGAAACTCCTAAGAAGTTTAAGACTACTAAAACAATTGAACGCGAAGCTGCTCTAGATGCATTTGGTACAAGAGATACAATTGATAATTCTAAGGCATTCCACTTGGAAAGGCTGGAAAGAGTCGCCAAAAAGCATAAAGTAACTCAGCGAATACAAGCTATTAAGGAACAACAAAAGCAAGTTTCTAGGTACTCACAGAGATTTGAAGTTCTACAAGATAGAATAATGAAGTTACTTACTCCTGATCCAGATGAAATTCCATTTTAGGACAAGATAATGGCTGAAGAAGACAACATTCCTACAGAAGTATCAGACAATATTGATAGGTCTTTAGGCGAAGAACCAAGAAAGAAGAAGAAGGTTCAACCTACTTATCAAGTATTAGGTGATTCTAAGATACCTGTGTCTAGTGTTACAGGTGATACTTGGAAGTCTCGTTTTCGTATGGGTAAGAAAGCTACTGAGAATGTATCTAAAGCATGGGATGAAGCCATGCGGTATTATGATAATGATCAGACAAGGCATAGAGCAGATACAGATGAAGATGTATCAGGTAACTTAGTAGGTAATCAGAGACTTAATGATAATATCACTCAGACTGAGAATATCATTTACTCAAATACTACTACAATGGTTCCGGCACTGTATGCTCAAAATCCTAGAGTAGAGTTTACTACTAGAGATGAGAGTAAAAAGAAGCTTGCTACAGCAACTGAAAGACTTATTAATGACTTACTTAATCGTAAGAGTAAGCCAGGAGTAGCAATTAAGAATAAGATTAAGCGTAGTGTCGTTACTACTTTGCTTACTAATAGGTCTTGGCTAGTTGTTAATTGGATTCAAAAAGAAGAGAGTAGTGAGCAAGCTCTATTAGAGTTACAAAATCTTGCTCAACAACTTGTTAAGGCTAAGAAACCTAAAGATATTCTTGAGATAGAAGGTAAGATTATGGCATTGGAGGATACAATCTCTGCATTGAATCCTGCTGGTCCAGATGTAAAGTTTAAACTGCCTAGTGAGGTTATTACTGATCCTGCATCTATTGAACTACCCGGACATGATGCTCAATGGATGATGATTATAGATTACTTACCTACTTCATTCATTAAAGCTAAGTATGCTACTAAGAAGGGAGCAGACTTTAAGTCTCTATTCAAACCTAGTCATATAATGAAGTTAGGTGAGAAGGATGGAGAAGCTCATACAGGACAAGAAGTAGACTTCAGTCTCTTTGACGAGAATGATTTAGCGAAAGACTTTGGATTTGAAGATGACAACTCATTTGAAAAAGCTCAAATGACTAAGGTTGTCTTTGTCTGGGATAAAGTAACTCGTCGTGTACTTATGTTTAATCATAAAGATTGGACATGGCCTATTTGGGTATGGGACGATCCACTTAGATTAGATACTTTCTTTCCAGCCTTTCCACTTACATTCTTTGAAGGCCCATCAGGTCCGAATACTAAGGGTGAAGTGTCTTACTACTTAGATCAAGCAGATGCTATTAATGAAATAACAGATGAGAAGCGTAGAGCTAGACGTTGGGCTAGACGTAACATCTTCTTTGATAGTAATAGAATCAATGCAGATGATGCAGCAGCAGTACTTAATGGAGATGATGGTACAGCTAAAGGTGTTGATGTACCAGAAGGTATGAAGATTACTGATCTTATCTTTTCTATGCCTACTCCTTCTATGCAATTTGCTGAGCTATTTGATAAGGAAGAAGAGTATAAAGCTGTAGATCGTATCTCTAGTGTTAGTGAAGTGCTAAGAGGTGCTCAATTTAAAACGAATACAACTAACCGTGCTGTCGATGCTAATGTATCTTCATCTAATATGAGACTAGATGAGAAGTCAGATGCTATAGAAGATCATGTTGGTTGTGTTGGTTGGGCAATAGCACAGTTATGTCTTATGAATTGGGACAAGGAAACTGTTGCTGGTATTATTGGACAAGAAGCTGCGGTAGATTGGGTTAACTTATCTCCAGAAGAGATTCGGTCTTCATTTACTCCTAGAGTTGTTTCTGGTACATCTAAGAAGCCTACTTCTAAAGCTAAGAAAGAAGAAGCCTTAGAACTTGGACAGGTACTAGGACAGTTTGTACAAGCTTCTCCACAAGTAGTCATTGTTATGCTTGAAGTACTGAAAGAAGCATTTGATGAAGTCACAATTACTGAAGAACAATGGCAGAGTATCATTGACAGTCTGTCACAACCAGCAGCTCCCGGAGGTTCTCCTCAAGATGCTGCATCAGAACCAGGACCAAATAGTCCAGGAGTTACAGAAGGTGGGGATGAGCAAGCAGCCGCACAAGCAGCAGAACTAAAGGCTACATTAGACACACTAACACCTGAACAGAAGCAACAAGTAGCGGCTCTGATTCAAGAAGGTGTACAGCCAATTCAGGCTGTTCAGCAAGTAACAGCTACTCAAACACAACAGTAGTAAAGGGATTACTATGCCAGATGAAGTACAAGAGTCAACTGAAGATGCTATTCTTAGTAGTATAGGAGAAGTTGATGATACGGCCACAGATACGACTGCCTCAGAACAAACTCAAGAAGCTACAAATGATACGACGAATGCGGCGACAACGACAAATGAGGCAACCACAACAGACCAAGCAACTAGCTCTAGCGATGGAATTAAGCCAAACACACAACAAGGTAATAATCCCCAAGACTTAAAGCTAAATGATGGGACTATTATTAAAGGTGGTGCTGAACGTCGTCTATATGATAAGGGTGTTAAACTACAAGGACAGAATACAACTCTAACAAATCAGCTTGCAGAAGCTACAGTTAAGTTAACTGCTTTAGAAGGTACAAATACATTAGGTACACAGTATAATCTGTCTGCTGAAGAACTCACATGGGGGGCACAGCTAGCCGCAGCGTATAAGAGTGACCCTGTTGCTACTATGAAACACCTCTTGACACAGACCCAATCAGCAGGGCATAATATCGAGGATGTCGGCGGGTCTGCTGTCGATATGAACTCTATCAAGAAGATGGTAGAAGATGCAGTAAAACCGATGACAGATCGGTTTAATTCGGAACAAGAAGCTACAGATAGACAAATAGAAGCAACTAAACTCTGGACAGACTTTCAAACAGCTAATCCAGATGCGACAGTACATACTGATTCTATTGCCCAGTTACTAAGAGAAGATCCTACGTTATCTCTTTCTGCTGCGTACTACAAGCTCCAGTCTATGTATCACCAACGTGGACTTGATTGGAGCAAACCTTTAGAACAACTTCGAAATGAAGCTGCTGCTAGAGAGAATGCTACAAATACAAACCCGAATGAACAGATTAGTACTATTCCTTCCGGCGGTAATACAGGATCGAATAATCTATCTGATAATTCAGGAGCAGTAGCAGTAGATACTCCTTTAGATGATATAATTAAATCATCCATGAAGGAAGCAGGATACGCAACGTAATGATTGATAGTAACTTTGGAGCATAGAAATGGCAAGTTCACCTATTGCCACGGTTCTCAACTCTACACTTACTAAGTCGCGTAAGAAGCTGATAATGGCTTCTATTAAGTCTAATGCATTGCAAGCATGGGCTTTTGCAACTAACCGTGTAGAGTTTGAAGATGGTGGTCACGAAATTACAAACCCACTTACTCTAGGACGTAATCCAAATATTTCGTCTTATGAGTACTTCGATGAACAACAGATTACTCAGACCAATGAATTCGATACAGTAAGTTACAACTGGTCGCGTGTTGGTGGTACTGTTGTTATTTCCGATCAAGAAGAAGACGAAAACCAAGGTACAGCACAGATCTTTAAGTTGATGAAAGCTAAGATGGAAGTCTTGGAAGAATCAATTAAAGAGAAGTTCTCTAGCTACCTCTATGCAGTTTCGTCTGGTACTGATCCCCAAGGTCTTGGTGATCTAATTCCAGATGATCCTACTACTGGTACGCTTGGTGGTATTAACCGTGCTTCTGAGTCCCAATGGAGATCGTCTGCTTACGACTTCGATGGTAATATTGATTCAACTAACATTGAAGAAGTATTTGATGATGTCTTACTCGACCTTACTATGAAGTCGAATAAGCCTGATATCATTCTTACAGGTCGTAATCTTTATCGTACTTATCGCACAGCAGTACGTGATAAGGTTGTCATTAACTTGTCTGAATCTAATTCAGGTAAGAAGATGATGGATCTAGGGTTTGCTGGTGTTAAGCATCAGAATATTCCCATGTTGTATGATGAAGATTGTCCGGTTAATAAGGCATACTTCATTAACAGCCAATTCCTTCGCCTCCACATTCTTCGTCATGTTAATATGAAAGTCAAAGAGCTTGTTGCTCCTTGGACTATCGATGCTCATGGTCGTAGGATCGTTTGGCAGGGTCAGTGGTGCTTATGGAAGGCTTTCCGTACTCACGCTGTTGTGATTGATGAATAGACAGGAGATTAAGGGATAATGTCTGGACAGAATATTAAGAAAAAGTTTGAAGTTCATCCTTATGATGGACCTGATGTCGATGAAGATCGAAAGGTACAACGTACTGTTCATACCTTTGATGCAAAAGATAGGTGTTTTAAGACTAGTACAGTTAAAGAAGATGCTGGTTTTATGGTTTATACACCTGGAGGCAACAGTGTTCGTATTAAGAATAAAAGTGAACTTCATCGATTAGGTTTTGGAGGTAATCCTGATCTTATTGATATGGAAACTGGTGATGTAGTGGGACCGGCTGATACTAGTCTTAAGTCTCACTCTGAACGAGTTACTCATAAAAGTAAGCCCAAGACCCTTCAGGCTGCTCTATAGGAGAAATAGATTATGAGTAGAGTCGGACAAGACTACTTCCCTCGTAATATCAGTCAGTATGTTCCACTTATGGAATTCGCTGCTGATGTTATTCAGGGGCAATGGTTTGGAAGCTTGGGAGCACCTCAGGCTCTAGACCTTAATGGCATTCTAGTTGGTGCCTCTG